CTACGTTATGGTCAATTGTACTGTGCATTTCCAGATGTAGGTGGTAAGAAAATTTATGAATATACTTTCATGAATCATTCTGGTTGGTTAGGTGTATTCCCTACAAAAGAATCTCGTGTTGAGCATTTAACCAAGATTGCTGATGCTATAATCAGAACATTGGAGGATTTGTCACATGGTTATGCCTAAGCTAATCTGGCAAAGTCCAAAACTGTTTCGCTATGCTGGTCTTTATCTAAAGATTGGTAATAAACGCTATCGAATTTTTAGAGTAGGAGTATGCTAATGACAATCCCAAATGGTTTTAAACCGCTTCTTGCAATCGAGCACACAAAGGTTAAAGCACAAAAATATCCAATGTATCTCAGCGAAAAGCTTGATGGTATTCGCTGCATTGTATTTGGTGGTGTTGGCTACTCACGTAGTCTCAAACCTATTCCAAATGCTTCTATTCAGGCTTATTTCAAGCAACATGCCGATATTCTAGAAGGTATGGATGGTGAGCTTATCGTAGGTGATAAAAACGCTCCTGATGTATTTAATCAAAGTACAAGTGGTGTAATGCGTCAGTCTGGTGAACCTGATTTTACATTTTGGGTGTTCGATAGATTCCATCCAGCAGATTATGTTACACGCATTGGTAAGATTCCCGCTGAACTTCCTGACCGTGTACAATTTCTACCAAGTATTTTGGTAGACAATGAAAATGAAGTGAATAAGTTTGAAGCTGAATTTCTTGCAATTGGTGCTGAAGGTGTAATGCTTCGTGATCCAGATGGTATTTACAAATGTGGTCGATCTGGTACTAAGAATCCAGAACTACAAAAAGTAAAACGTTTTGTTGACAATGAGTTTGAAATCATTGGATTTGAACCAAAGTATGAAAATCACAATGAAGCTAAGACTAATGAACTAGGTCGTACTGAACGTAGTACCGCTAAAGCAGGTATGGTTCCAGTTGAACTAATGGGTGCATTGATTCTTCGTGCAGAAAGTGGTGAAGTTTTTACATGCGGTAGTGGTTTTAATGACCAACTTCGTGTACAATTGTGGCAACAGCGAGATTCACTAATTGGTCAACTTGCCAAGGTGAAATATTTTGATGTAGGCACTGGATATAAAGTTCCACGCTTTCCAGTTTTTATTGCAATTCGACATAAGGATGACATGTAATGAGTGATCGTAAGCTTGCAACTATTCGTAAAATTGATTCTATCGACCCTATTGAGGGTGCAGATGCAATCGAAGTAGCAACCGTAGGTGGTTGGAAAGTCGTAGTAAAGAAGGGTGAATATTCAGTTGATGATCTTGCAGTTTACCTAGAAATCGATTCTTGGGTTCCGACTGCACTCGCACCATTTCTAACCAAAGCTGGAAACTCTCCAAAAGTATTTGAAGGTGTAGAAGGTGAACGTCTACGTACAATTAAGCTGCGTGGTCAACTTTCACAAGGTTTGTTGCTACCTTATTTGGTACTTGAGGTTGAGTATGAAGGTAATACTGGAATTGGTGACTGGAGAGAAGGTGATGATGTTACTGAAGCATTAGGTATTCTAAAATGGGAAAAACCAATTCCTGCTCAACTTGCTGGTCAAGTGCGTGGTAATTTCCCATCGCTAGTACCAAAGACTGACCAAGAACGTGTACAGAATCTTGTAAAAGAATTCAATAATGAATTCCAAGAAGATACTTGGTCTGTTACTGAAAAGCTTGATGGTTCATCCTGCACGATGTATCTAGATGATGAAGACGTATTCCACGTATGCTCACGTAATCTTGATCTTAAAGAAGATGAAAACAATTCTTTCTGGAAAGTAGCACGAAAGTATGATGTTGAAGGTATCATGCGTCGAAATAGCATGAAGGGAATGGCTATCCAAGGTGAAATGATTGGTGAAGGTATCCAAGGAAATCAGTATAAAGTTGTACTTGACTTCTATGTTTACGACATGTACAATACTCATACAGGGCAATATATTTTGCCAGTACAGCTAAAGGCTGCGTGTGAGCGCATTGGTCTAAAGCACGTACCTATCCTTGCTGAATCAATTACTCTTGTTGGTTCCAGTGTATCCAGTGTCCTAGCTGATGCAGAAGGTAAGTCGCAACTTAACGGTTCAGAACGTGAAGGTATTGTGTTTAAGAGTAATTCAGTGCATAATCGCAGTTTTAAAGCTATCTCAAACAAATGGCTACTTAAAACAGGAGAATAATGGCTCAATTTATCAAACATACAGAATGTAAGGTCTGCGGAAGTTCAGATGGTAAGGCTATCTACGATGATGGTAGCCACCATTGTTTTGTGTGTGGTGATACTTCTGTAAGTCAGGAGTATCGCAGTCAATTGAAAGACACACGAAAGAAACCACGAGTTAAATCATCTGTAGGAAAGGAAGAAGAAATGGAAGTCAAACCTAGTAGTAAACCCGTAATCAATGAAGAACAGCGTGATGAAATCAAAGCTGAAACTTCAGTTGACCCAAGAGGTTTTCGAGGTATTACTCTAGAAGTCAGTAAGTATTACAGTTGTCGGTATACTTATTCAGCACAAACAGGTGAAGTCATCGAACAGTATTATCCTGTAACTCAAGAAGGTCAATTGACTGGTTACAAGATTCGTGAAGTACCAAAGAATTTCCGTTCTGTTGGTCGCACTGGTGCTGACTGTGAATTGTTTGGTCAATTCCGATTCAATCGTGGTGGTAAGTACATCCTAATCACTGAAGGTGAAGTAGATGCACTATCTGCATACCAAATGCTTGCTGACTACAATAAAAGCCGTGGCAGTACATTTGAGACTGCTGTAGTTAGTCCAACTACTGGTGCTAACTCTAAAAAGCAGATCGCAGCACAGTATAAGTTCTTTGACATGTTTGATAACATCATCCTATGCTACGACAATGACAAGGCTGGTAAAGAAGCAATTGAAGACATTGTGAAGGCATTACCAAAAGGTAAGGTCAAGGTGATGGGTCTTCGATTTAAAGATGCGAATGAGTATCTTGAAAACGATGCAGGTAAGGATTTTGTAGCTGACTTCTATAATGCTAAACGTTATACTCCAGTTGGTGTTGTTGGTTCTGGTGACTTGTACTCCAAGATTCTAGAACAGGCAGTAATTCCTAAAGTGCCATTCCCACCATTCATGAAGACACTCAACGACATGCTTGTTGGTGGTCTACCACTTGGTCATATCGTGAACGTTGCTGCGGGTACTGGTCTAGGTAAAACATCATTCGTTAATGAAATGATTTATTACTGGATTTTTAATTCACCACACAAGATTGGTATCGTTTCTATGGAACTTGATTCTGGTCAATATGGTGAAACGCTACTTGGTCGGCATTTGAGCCGCAAGCTATCCTTGATTCAGGATGATGGTGCTAAGAAGCAACTACTGGAATCTGATAATGTACGTGAAAAAGCAAATGAACTTTTCTACAATGAAGATGGTCAACATCGTTTTTATCTACTTGATAACCGTGATGGAAGTATTGAAGAAATTCAAGATACAGTAGAAGAGCTTGTAGTGTCATGTGGTTGTAGAATCATTGTGCTTGATCCTCTGCAAGATATCTTAGATGGTCTAGGAATTGATGAACAGGCGCTATTCATGAAGTGGGCTAAAGGTATTATTAAGAGCCATAACGTAACTCTGATTTTCATTAACCACGTTCGCAAATCTGCTGCTGGTACTGCAAATTCTTCACAAGGTGGTAACTTTACCGAAGAAGAAATTCAAGGTAGCTCTACAATCATCAAGTCTGCCTCTGCTAACATTTTGCTAAGTCGAAATAAATATGCAGAAGACCCAACTGAACGCAACACTACAAAAGTTGTACTCAGTAAGAATCGTATCTGTGGTATCACTGGCCCTGCTGGAATGGTATACTACGACAACGAAACCCACACGTTGCACAACCTTGATGAATGGTTGAACGCTAACGCAAATTGAAGTTGACAGAAGCCTAGAGTTGTGATAGACTCTAGGTTTTCTTATTTGGAGAAGTAAAATGGAATTGACTAAACTATGGGTATACGACATTGAGACATACAAGGAAGTGTTCACTTTTAGTGTTGTTCGTGCTGATGGTAAATTCAAGAAAACATTTGAATGCTCTGCTTTCAATGATCAAAGCGCAGACATTCTTCGCTGCTTGGATTATTTGACTGAGAATGAAATGTACATGGTAGGTTTCAATAACATCGGATTCGACTACCCAATTGTGCATAAGTTTATTCTCCAGCGTGATCGCCTACCAAAAACAGGTGCAAGTATTGCGTCTAAGGTTTTCTCATGGGCACAAGAACAGATTGATTCGTTTAAGGATAATGGCTTTGGTAATACTGTTCGTTCGGAAGAGCAGTTTATTAAACAGCTAGACCTGTATCGTATTCACCACTTTAATAACAAAGCTAAAGCTACAAGTCTGAAGATGCTGGAATTCAACATGCGTATGAATAACATCGAAGACTTACCTTTTGCTATTGATGCACAACTCAGTAAAGATGATATTGTAAAGATTGTTTCGTATAACGAACATGACGTTGAAGCTACTCGACAGTTTCTATTGAAGTCACAAGAACAAGTTGACTTCCGATTTAGCATGTCTCAAACAATGGGTAATGTTGTACTGAATGCAGACGATACTAAAATTGGTGCTGAATACTTTCAGATGAAACTAGAAGAAGCTGGTGTAAAGCTTACCGAATTCAAAGACGGTAAGAAGGTCATGAAGCAAACCAAACGTCCTAAGATTGCCATTGCGGATTGCCTATTCGATTACTACTCTTTTTCTCGTCCAGAATTCAAAGCAGTTTATGACTGGTTCTCTCGTCAGGTTATCACCGAAACTAAAGGTGTATTCTCTGATCTTGAAGAACACGCATTGGGTGATGTTGCACAATATGCAGAGCTAACTGAAAAGCGTAAGAAGTTCAAAGGTAAACCAACTGATACTGAAATTGCAGAATTCAAGAAAGAACATCCACTTGGTTGGATTGAAGAAGAAGAGCTAAAAGCTACTGAATATCTGTTCGATGCCAATGGTAATCATGTTACTGAGTACAAGCTAGATGCCGATGGTTTACCAGACCTCACAAAGAAGCCTAAAAAGGTCCGTGTACCCAAGAAATCGTATTGGGGGTGTTACCGTATTGCTGAGACACTAAACGTTGTTGTAGACGGTTATAGGATCGATTTCGGCGTAGGTGGTGTGCATGCATCGCTGAGTGAACGCATTGCTAAAGAAACAGGTTTGTATCAGATTCGTGATGCTGACGTTAGTTCTATGTATCCAAACATTGCTATTTCAAACAAGATTTATCCTGAACATCTATCTGATCAATTCTGTGTAATTTACAAAGATATGTACGAACAGCGTAAATCCTACGCCAAAGGTACTGCTGAGAATGCTATGCTAAAGCTTGCGTTGAATGGTACTTATGGTAAATCCAATGATAAATATTCTGTGTTCTATGATCCTAAATTCACAATGTCCATTACAATCAATGGTCAACTTTCTCTACTAATGCTTGCTGATCGATTACTACAAATTGAAGGTCTAAAACTAATTCAGTTGAATACTGATGGTTTGACTGTAGCTATGAAACGCACAACTGAAGAGCAGTACAACGAAATCTGCAAGCAATGGCAAATTGATGTAGGTCTTGAGCTTGAATTTGCAGACTACGCTAAGATGATTATTCGTGATGTGAACAATTACATTGCTTTGTACACAAATGGTAAGGTAAAGCGTAAAGGTGCATATCAATATGAACAATTGGGTTGGCATCAAAATCAATCAGCTTTGGTTATTCCAATGGCTGCTGAAGCTAAGATGCTACATGGTACGGATATCCGTCAATTTGTAGAAAAGCATTTTGCTGACGGAAACATCTTTGATTTTATGCTACGTACAAAAGTACCTCGTAGTTCATCGCTTGTGCTAGAATACGAAGATGGTCGTGTAGAAAAACAACAGAATATTTGTCGCTACTATCCGTGTAAAACTGGTGGTAAACTCATGAAGTTGATGCCAGCACTACCTGATAGTGAAGACAAGTCAGATCGTCGCATGGGTATTGATACAGCATGGAATGTCAAGACATGTAACAATATGCAAGATTTTGCTGGTGATATCGATTTCGATTACTATGTGCAAGAAGCTGAAAAGCTTGTCATTGGAGATTAATATGAGTTGGAACAATGTGTTACCTTGGTGGGTTTATGAGTTGCAACATGAGCATCATTTAGCAAGTTGTTCTTGTGCTTTTGAAGAAGAATGGTTCTCTGGTACAAGTAAAGTATTACCAAAACGTAATGTTGATATTTCAACTGCAACGTTTAAGTCTTGGGACAAAGGAGGTTGGAACTATGAGCAGAAAGATGTCGTATAAATACAACAAAGAGTATGGTACGTTACAACAGTACGATGAATATGGTATACTACGTTCTAGCATGAGTATGCCAAAAAGTGACTTAAACTTGATTGCACGACTCAACATTAAAGAAAATATTTTGCGAAAGATTGACGATGAAGTAAAATCTGATGTATAATACAAACATACGGCGATAGTTCAGTTGGATAGAACAGCGGTCTTCTACACCGCATGTCGGGGGTTCGAATCCCTCTCGCCGTGCCAAATATGAAGTTGTAACTCAGTTGGTAGAGTCATTGGGCAGGTTACTGTCGATAGTGTTTACGTTTTCTAGATAAATATGCACTAGGCGAGTCGAAGGTTCGAGTCCTTCCAGCTTCACCATAAATGGACAAATTGAAATGATCATCTGATGCTGATGTGAAACTTCCTAATAGCATAGGAGGAAGATGGGAGTTTGATTCTCCTTTTGTCCACCATAACTTAGTCCCGCTTATGCCTGTTGCTCATATCCCTAGAGTTAGCGGCACACTTCAAGCGAGGCGGGTGGAAGTCCCGTCAAACTCCCTGCGTAGCGGGGAATTGGAAAAATACAAGTGCTGATGGCGTGGTACTGTAGGATTTCTTAGGCCAAAGGGTCGTCGCCCGGATGTAACAAGACAGTATAAAACCAGTGTAGGGACTGGTGATATACTAGAGTACAATGGTGGTTCTCGTATGAGGACTATTACCTAATGGTGTAACATTGTATTCTAGTATGTTAAAGGAGTACCATGAAATCGTTTAAAATGAAGCATGTAATTTTTGAGGATGTAACATTATTTTCTGAAGACAATGCTCCAAGTTGGCTAAGTCAAGGTGGACTACAAGGTTCAACTATGGACAATCGATGGTTCTTTGAACAACATGTGTTAACTTTGAAAGTTGGTCAGTCAGTATTTACTGATTTTCATATTATTACGAGGACAAAATGAAAAATTTGTTGATTGGATCGAGAGCTTTAGCTTACTGGAACCCTTCAGTAAGGCTATCATCGGATGCAGATTGGGATATCATCAGTACTAGACCAATTCAAGGTACAGAATGGCATGATCGTGATTTTCTCAACAATGCAGTATTTGAAGAATTTACACATAAAGAGCATGTGATTGATTTTTATGGTCACAAATTACATGTTGTAAATCCTTGGGGTCTATCCATTATCAAACGCAGTCATCTATGGCGTGATCTAAGCTTTCAAAAGCATATTACGCATTATCATAAGTATCTACAAGGGTATAAACGACGACACTATAATAGTTTCATGGAGAATGTACTACAAGAACGCATTGCACTAACAATGCAAGCTTTTCCACAAGGTCACCCAAGCCTGAAGAAAAGCGTAGATGAATTCTTTGATGACTACGTAACGAAAAAATACAATCACGATTGTTTGCATGAGCTAGTTGCATATTACGACAAACCGTTGTATACTCGACTTCAGCGTGATAGCAGCAGTGCATGGTGCGAACGTGATCTATGGGAAACATTGTCTACAGAAGATAAAACGAAGTGCGTTGCAGAAGAGACACAAGTAATTGCCATTGAACGATTCCTTGTACCTCGTGACTGGAACTATTCAGTTAAGCATGCTTATCTAAAAGCTTTAGACAAAGTGTGTACTACATTATGTAGTGGATGGTTTCGTGATCATGCAATTGATTATTATCCAGAAGTGATGGAATTGTGTGATACGATGAAGTTTGAAAACATTCGAAAGGAGCTAGAAAATGGCACGACCTAAAGGACCGATGGTTAAACAAGAGTTGACAGTTGAGCAGCAAATTGCTAAAATTCAACAAGAGGCTGAACAAAAGATCAAAGAGCTACGTAGTAGTCTATCTTGGGATAAACGTTTTACTACTGCGTTTAACAGTTTCATTAATGGTGAAAAAGTTGCCATTGTAGAAGAGTTACGAGGTCATGGTGTAAAGGAATATTTTCTTAATGACATCAACATGTGCTTGCATGAAGTTGGTCTTCGTGTAAAATATGAGTCAGCTACTTTTGATAATGAGTTATATGCTAAAAGTGGTGTAAATGATCTTGTCGATGCTTATGATTTGAGTGAATATCCTGTATATACAATTTTTGCTGTAACAAACCTCAAAAATGAACTACAAGGTTATGTTCGTGTAAATTGCAATTATTCATCATATAATGGCAATGAGTACAGTAGTTGGTCTTTTGTCAGAATGCAAGAAATTACTTGCAAAGTGTTTACACCATATCAACCTTGAAAGGAAATAACATGTCTCTGAGAAATAAAGTAACAGAATTATTAAACAAAGGCGGTCATGATATCGTCAATGAATTCTTCCACTCTGAAATTTCAGATAATATTACTTGGGATTCTGATGAAGTAGGTGATTTTCGTAAAACCGTATCAGATCAAGGTGTCAAATTTGAACACGTAGATAACTACGGTGGTGAAGGTCAAGGTGATGAATATTGGTCAGTCTATAAATTTTCTTCTGGTAATGAAGATGTGTATGTAAAATTTGATGGTTGCTATGCATCGTATATTGGTGCTGATTATGATCAATGGTTTTTTGTTGAACCAAAGCAAGTCATGGTAACGCAATTTGTAAGAGTATAATTTATCTTTTATTCTTTGCTCGATACGTTGGTGTCTTAGCATGACAATTCGGGCAAAGAAGTCTAAGATTTATTAAACGATGATTAAATGGATTTCCATCAATGTGATCAAGTTCTAAAGGGATAGGATCATTCAACCATTCTGTAAAATTGCAAGATGAACAGATTGCAGAAAAAATACCTTCAGAAATTAAACGATTTTTTAATTTGTAAGTTTGATATTGAGGATGTAATCCTTCTAAAATTTCTTGTAAAGGAATACATGGTCTAACTTTATTTGTTCCTTTACCTGATTGATTTGGCTTATAAATACCTAACTTTTTACAATAAGTTGTAAAAGTCTTAATATTTATCGGTAGTTTTGATGCTGCCTCTGCCATACTTTTTGAAGAA